CGTGGATAGACCTATCAACTTCGGAGGTTAGCTGACAGGTCGGACACTTGTATTCATAAATCACTGATAAGGACTTTCGCCACCAAGATTATTCTGTAATCTGCGTAGAGAGTTCTGACATCTACGATCGGCAGTAGAGGTAGCACACTCTAGGTAGGTAGCTAACTCTTGGAGAGTAAGGTTCTCGTGGTATCTCTTGATGAGAATATCTTTGTCCATCACATCTAGTTTGAGGTAAGCCTTCTTGATGTCAATGAGCGTGGCGAGAAGGTTGCCACCTTCAGCAGGAGCAGACTGCTTCTTTGGTTGTCCATCATTGATAAGGTTCTGAGCCTGTTCTAATACTGTGTTATCTACAACGGAGGCGATGACGTGGGGCAAGAGCTGGGCTATGACGACAGTATCGTAGAAGGCTTCATCAGTAAGTTTATATCCGCTACGAGTAGCCTTCTCCCTGCGAGCGTAGCGTTCTGCGTGACGCTTCATCTGCCACGCCATACGCTTCTCGTTGATGACTCGCTGGACTGTGTTCTCTTCCGATAGTAATTGGTTGAAGTGTTCTGCTCGTGAGTAGTACCACGACCAGCACTCTTGAACTACATCTTCTCGCTCAACAAAGTTGCGGTATCTACTGAAGATAGTTCTAGCTACGCTAAAGACTATATCGCTAGCAGAGGGGTGAGTCTCAGTCATTCTTACCTCTGACAATTTGAGCAGCAAGATAGAAAGTTTTAGCACGAACTGCTGTATCGTTGAAGTTGTACTCGTCACTTATCATTGCATTAGTAGCCTGTTGTTCTAGTTCTAGGGCTATCTGCTCTCTGATTTCTTGTTCAGTCATTGGGTAGTTCAGGCCACTTCTTATCTAATACCATAATTGCAATAGCAGAATAGTTGAGCAAGTCTATGAAAGAGTCGCGGAGGGACTCGTTGCTGGGAGAGACTTTGCTATCAAGGAGGTTATTGATGCGAGCCACCTTGTCCCACATTCGCACGCGGAGTCCGTTGAGTGGGCCACCTGGACTGTGAGCGATGTTCTTCGGGCCGTAATCGTGATGCTTGCGGATGAGCAGATTTCCTGCTGTGTCAAGGACTCGCCAGATATCTGCGATGAACTCATCATCTACTCTCTTGTTGGTATCAGGCGACAGGTTATCGTACCAGCCTTGTAGTCTATCGAGACTATTATCATCCCCATATCCATCAATAATCTGGCTGCCTCTTGGAGATCCTTTTTCTTGCTCACTCACTTTGCTCCTCCTACTAGGTTGGCTGTTGCTTCTTTTCCATTCACCAGATAGAAGTCTGTTATGTCCATACCTGGTGGTAATTGTACGATTTGTGAGTTCGTAACCTCACCTGCGACACGCCTAGAGAACTCTGCTCCAGGATTTGTGCCATCATCTTTCACATCATTGTCTCCGAGAATATACACAACATCAAAGCCACCGAATAGTTTGGGATAGAAAGGTTTCCACGCCGCTACTCCAGGAACTCCAACTGCTGGCACACCTACAACTGCATCCATAATAATCGCATCGAACTCACCTTCACAGATGACGATGCTCTTGGTTGCAGACATTGTAGCTACAACATTGAACAGGTGAGTCTTCTGTCCTACAGGTGAGCCATACTTAGGCTTGCCATCATCAAGCCTGCGAAACTTGAAGCCTACACATAAATCTAAAGCAGTGAAGTAGGGTATGGAAATCCAACCCTCATATCCTTGATGCCCTTCTATCGGATCTGTGATAGTTCCTAGTCGGTAGCGAGCTGCTACCTCTTCAGATATTCCACGTCCTGCGAGATAGGCTAGAGCCTCGTCGCTTATTGCCTCCGCGTAATGGTGAGCCGCCTCCTGTAACGATTTCGCCTGCTCTTGCGAGAGCATCTTTGAACCCCACATTCTCTAATTCCATAATGACATTGACTGCATTGCCACCTTTGCCACAGGTGTGACAGTAATACAAGTTGTTGTATGTATCTATGACTGCACTCTTGCGAGAGTCATCGTGCATACAGCAACGCACTGAGACGTTGCGTCCCTCTTTCACTTCTCCTCCGAAGTGTCTTACTACCTCTGCTATGGAGACTGAGTTTGCATCTGAGTTGGTCTTTGACCTCTTCGCACGAACCACCCTGGACCAGTCTTGTGCTGGCATCCGCAGTCTCCTTCACACTTCTCGTGAAACTCTTTGGCTAGGTCAGTTTTACCAATGGTGTTGTGATGACCTGCCCAGCAACAGCTACTGCAGATCATTTTACTCCCACTTACCTAATAGGAAATCAATGTTGAATCCTAGAATACGGATAGTCAGTCCGTGAGGAGTTTCATCCCACTCATAAACCGAGACAAGTAGTATCTGTTTCCATAGCGGTTCACAGTCACAAAGACTTACTCCATCAAATCTTATTGGAAAGTATTTACTCATCTGCTTCTACCTTCTTCTTTCTAGTCTTTGGTTTTTCTTCTGCTACTACTTCTTCTTTTGGTTCTTCTACTACCTCTGGTGTATTCCAGAGTTCACTACTTGTTATCTGTCCTTGTGGTACTGGCATTTGTTCTATCCATTTCTCTAATGTTTGCACTACCCACGCATCTTCGATGCTACCTCTGCGACGTTTGACTATGACGAAGGCTGGTGGGGTGACGGGTAGTCCACGAGCCTTCGCATAGTTGGCTGCCTCAGTCTGAGCTTCTGCCCAGAACTGCGGAAGATTGATTGACTTACGGTTCTTACACTCCAGAATATAGGTCTGACCTGCGATTATGGTAACGATGTCACCTTCATCATTGGATCCCGCCTTGGCTAGGCGCTCAGCAAAGTGTCCCAGTTTCCTCAAGTATTTCATTACATCCGTCTCAAACTTGGAACCCTTAGCCTTATTGTATGAACTCACAAAGCCCTCGCTAAGTTAGAGTTATAGACCATCCTGCCGTAAGCATCAGCGTCAGATATTTGGCAGGTGGCAAAGTTTACGAATAAACCTGCCCAGTCCTTGCCATCAACTGAATGCTTTCCGAAACGATTCTTTACGGCTGCAACCCTAAGCGTATGCTCAAACGGGTTGTAACCCAGCGTGAGTATCAGAGCTGGTAGTTGAGATACCTTACCTTGGATTGCTCGTCGGTGCGGTGGCTCAGTCATAGATCCGTACTCAGTCTGTTCTGATACGTGATGCAGAACAAGCACGCAGGCTTCTGTCTTGCGTGCCATATCGTGTAGCTCCACCATTATCTGGCGTAAGCCTGCCCACTCATTATCAGATTCAGCGATGACATTCATCAGGTTATCTACGACTATCAACTGTGGTGCGATGCCATAGAGTTCAATGTAGGCCTTTACCTCTGCCTCAATATCATCAAGGTTTGGTGATGAATCAAAGACCCACTGTATGTGTGATATAGCCTGTAGATTTTCTTCATAAGCATCAGGGTTGATACTCATTTGATTCTCTACAGTCTCTTGGGTGTGACCTGCTAGATGTGCTGCAGCACGCAACATCACCGTAGCAGTATCAGTATCTGCAGAAAAGAACAGAGTAGGCACTTTGGCCTTGATAGCGTACACAAGAGCGAACATAGACTTTCCAGCGTTAGGTGCAGCGGCAACCATACACACTTGACCACGCCGAAACTTTATGCCTTTAGTATCTAAGTCTTTCCACACAGTCGGAAGTGGCTGCGCCAATGTATGGGCAGTCTTCCAAGCGCGGTCTAACCTAAGCACTTTCCTCCCGTCGTATTACTATTCTTCTTTGTTTTCTTATCTGCTTTCGATGTGCCTCTGTAAGGCCACCCCAGATTCCGTAACGCTCGTTATGGATGCCCCATTCTGCACACTCAGCTTGATGGATACACTTACCACATATACTTCTAGCGAAGTAAGTTTCAGGTTTTGTCCCTTGTCCTGGTTCTGGAAACCAGAAGTCACCACCTGATTGAGCGCAGAGAGGATCCTCGAATTCACGAGGCTCTCGCATTGGGTCATCGGACCCAGATAGTTTGGCACTTGTCAGTAGCACCCTTTGGTGCCTGACACATATAACCTTTCCAAGGACCCTTAGCACTTACGCCTTCTTTGTAAGCCATTGGTCCGTGTTTGCAGACATTAGCGCCACCTTGTGGCGCAGGTGCAGATGCTACTGGCGCAGTAGCACGTACGGGCGCAACAGATGGAGCGCCTGAGAATGATTGGCTAACGCTTCCAATGAGGGCAGAAAAGTCCTGCGCTGCAGCAAGCAGCGATTCCAGTTCCTCCTTATTCGCAGCGTACAAATT